GAATTAACAGGTTATCGTTCTCCTGTTGAAGTTTCTTAATAGTTGCCTTTCTTGAGAAAATCTCTTCTTCATTACCACTAACAAGACTTGTCTTTTCTTCAATCAACTTATCTTTATTTTTCTTTACATTATCAATATACTGCTTTTGTAATTCAACCTTCTCTGTAGTCAGTTCTCTTTGATAATCAACATCACGAATATTATCAGCTATAGTTTTAAGTTTCTGTTTCAGCAACATATTCATCAACGAGAAAATTTGTATATCAAGAATCTCTTCTACAACTTCTCTACGATGGCGAGCCTTCAATTGCATAAATGGAACAAATGTAGATGAACCAAGAATTACAACTTGAGTAAAACTACGATAGTTTAGTTTAAGGATTTGCTGTTCTAGATACTTCTGATAATCTTTTACACTTGCATCTTGATTATACATCTTACCGTTGATGTATATCTCAAAAACATTTGGCTTGATGCCACGAACTACTTTAATATTCTTGGAACCAATTTTAAATTCTATCTCTACAATACAACTACTGTTATTCACAGAATTTAATAATTGTGGTTTATTGATGCCCCGAAAAGGTTTACCAAACAAACCAAAGCACAACGCATCAAGAATTGTAGACTTGCCTGCGCCATTCTCACCAATAATTAGAGTAGTGGGGTTTCGGTCTAATTGTATTTCTATAAAGTTATTACCAGTTGAAAGAAAATTCTTCCAACGAACATATTTAAATTGAATCAAAGTTCTAAATCCTGAGCCTCGTTATATAATGTTCTCATTGTATTTTTGAGTCTAGTCTTATCCAATGTCACATCTAGTTCATCAACATATTTTTCAAGTAGAGTCATAGTATCTTCTGTATTCTCTACAATATCATCTGACACATTATTTGCATCCAGCTCAGAAAAATCTTCAATAATCTTTACTTCGTAAGCATCAGCAGTAAGAAGCCGATCAACAAACTTATCAAACGCATACAGGTCTTTTTTGTTAACCACAATTAATTTTACATACTTATCTCTATATTGTTCAACATCATGATTACTATAATCTTCTTGAGTATCATCATAAAATATTTTATTGAAAAGTGTATAGGGATTTACAATACGTTCAAGTTCTCTTGTATCTGTATCAAAAATATGAAATCCTTTTGGATCATTATAATCACTCCAAGTAATTTCATATGGTGTTCCTAGATAATAAATTTGGCCATCATCAGACTTATGATGAAAATGTCCACTAAAGACAGTATCAAATCTACGGAACATTTCTTTTTTATATCCCTCTAATGAAACTTGACCACTATACATTTCAAAACCAGCTATTCCTAAATGTCCCATAATAATATCTGACTTTGCAGTATTGAGAAGTTTTATAGACTTATCATAATTATTTGCATTAATCCATGGCATAAACAAAATTGAAGTTTCATCAAATTCTACTATCTGTGGTTCAGAATAAATTGACGTAAGTATATCTTGACCAACAAGCTCATCCATAGAATTTACTTCATTAGTGTTCTTATAATAGGTATCATGATTGCCAATAATGATATGCAAATCAATATTAAATTCTTTGAACCGCTCAACGAACCGACTACGAAAATCATTCGCAATACGATAACTTATATATTTTCGGCGATCAACAACATCTCCCATATGAACACATGTTGTAATATCTCTTTCCTTTAATGTAGGAAAGAAAACATTATCATAAAATTTATAGAAGTAGTCATTGAAGTTTAGATTATCATTTCTTGCACCGAAATGAGTGTCCGTAATAATTGCTATTTTCAAACTATTTCTCTTTTTCCATAAATGTTTCTAGCCCTTTTGTTTTTGATACAGATTTCTTTTTTGGCTTATACACATCTTCATCTGGTAACATTGCGATTGGATCAAACCCTGTTACAGAATACGATGAATCATCCCAATCCATTTGAGTCCAAGATTCATATTGAGAAGATTCTATCATTTTGTTTTTGACATGAGTTTGCTTTTTTTCTTTCGCAATCCTTCTAAGAAACGCATAATATATAATCTGCGTAAAATATGCAAATGGATTATTTGATTTTTCTGGATTGAAGTTCGCAACATACTGTAAACAATTTTCTATGCCATCAGATATCATCTCATCCCGATAAGTATAATTAATAAAATTAGGACGATATGATAGGTGAGTTGCTATTTTAAGAAAACACTCTCCAATGTAATTAGATATCGCTGGTTGACCTTGTTCATTTTCTTCAGCAGCTTTACATTCTTCTTTAAACTCAACCATAGCCGCCAGGAACTTTTTATTGTCAACGTAATGCGCTCCCTTTGCCCTTGTTTTTTTAGCCTTTTTAGTTTTAACCATGACTACTCCTTAAACAATTCATTCATAATACTATATAAAACATATAATGTCAAGGAACAAAAGGGAATTGACAAAAGAAAAAAAGTGTGTATAATAAGCTATGTAGTCAGTTAATGAATAGTATCGGATTCAGTTTCTAGTTCTGACAACAACTCATCATATATTTCTTCATCATCTATATCTTCTAAGAGAGCTCTTTTTTCGGGAGTATCTAATTGTTTGATTTCTCTAATCATATGTTCATAATAACGACCTAATCCTTCTGATGCATTAGCTATCACCAATACATGATCTCTTTTTATAGAGAAAAAAGATTGTTCTGTATAGGGCCCAATCCATCTACTAAGATTTAGAGAATCAACCACGCCTTCCTTTGTCTGCATAGATCGAACTTCCATTTTAAGAGGAAAATTTATTTTGTATTCAACGTCATCATAATCATTAACCTCACAAATAAGATTCTCTCCATTTGTTAATTTAACAATTTTATAATCTGTGTTCATTTTAAATTTACCTTACTTATTTCGTAGTTAAATTGTTGCTCATTATAGATATTTATTCGTTCTGTGAAGTGTGTTAATGTAAAATTTCTTCTCTCTTTATATGAGATATCATCAGCTATATCAAAAACTAAAATGGAATTCTTACTTTCACTGATACGCAATCCTCGTCCGATTGACTGCAAGACTCGAATCTTAGACTTGGAGGGTGAAGCGAACACGATGTTATTGATATTTCTAATATTGACACCAGTAGAAAAAGTGCCATAACTCGCAATAATAATAGAGTTCTTTTCATTTTCTACTATACTCCGAATATCTTCTCTTGTTTTTGTATCTGTTCCACCATAAACAAAAAACACCTTACGATCTTTTATTACATCCTTTGCTTGGTCATACAATACTTTTCCATGTTTCTCTACGAGCTGAAATAAACATAATGTGTTGCCTGAAATATTGCGGCACAAATTAACAATAAATTTATTTCTATTATCCTTTGTAACCAAATATTCAAGCTCTTCAGCATATGTCATTTTCTCTCTTATATTTGGATGTCTTAATACGATACATTTTATTTTCAAATTTGCGAGAGTTTTTTTATCTATCAACTCCTTTGTTGTTACTACATTTTCAACTGCACCAAACAATCCCTCTAATACAAGCCTATGCGTCTGTGTGCCGTCTAGCGTCCCTGTAAGACCGAACCTATACTTACATTGATGTAACTTGGTCATTATACCTGTAAGAGACTTTGCCTTAAACAGATGAGCTTCATCTCCAATCACACAACCAAACGATTCAAAATATTTCTTAGGCATTTTATAGATAGATTGCCATGTTGATATAACAACATCTTTAGTTACTTTACGATCATGTCCCTGATATATTTTTTGACAATATGTGCCGGGGCTCCAGCCATAATCTTCAAAATCAGAATACATCTGTTCAACTAAAGATGTAGTAGGAACGAGTATCAAAGTTTTTAATCCCATCATATGATAATAACGAACTAGTGCATATATTACCAGAGACTTCCCACTAGCAGTAGGACTAACAATGAGAGCACGATTTCTGGCAATAGCAGAACGTACAGCCTCAATCTGGTAGTCACGAACTTTGAGGGTTTTCCCCTTGGTTTTTGGTTTGAGCGATTTGATGTAAGCTCTAACGCTCTGACGAATGACATTCCTATCATTTTCTACTCCTTCTTCTATTATATATTCTATTTTATTTTTAGAACAATATTGTTTAATGTATGATAATAACCCAACATAA